TTAAAATTTAAGGTATCTTGTAGCTGAATACCCTGTTACACTCTTGTACTTAACTTTCGTCCAAGTGCTGCCTTTTTTCAATACTTCAACTTTAGATTTCTTCGGAATCTTACCAATGATCTTAGATGATACGTTTGCACTCTGTCTGATCATCAGTGGATCGGACTTTGTAACAACCTTAGCATATGCAGTCTTATTAACAACTTTTGATACTGTCGTTTTTACGGCCTCTTTGACCTTTGTAGCTGTTCCCAGCTTTTTATTACAGATTCCCTCTGCGATCAGCTTAGCAATCTTATTAACGTTTTTACCGATCTTATAATCGGACTTGGAGTCACAGAAAAAGCTCTCTGTCATGATCGTTGTTGCCTTTGTGCCATTCAGCATGTACAGGTTCGTTCTCTTCTGCACGTCACGATCTGTAAATCCAGCGGATACCAGTTTCTTCTGTACTCTCTTTGCGTACCTCTTACCATTTTCGGAAACGTATAATACTTCTGTTCCGTGTGCTTTTCCATTATAGCAATTCAAATGACCTTCTACGACGAGATCATAGTTCTTTGCATTTAAACGTGTCAGTTTCCATGATTTTTCCTGTGATGCAGCGGTAAATACTTTCTCTGGGCAGATATACAGATCAACACTGTGTCCGTCACTCTCCAGATATTTTTTTACCTTTTTCATCAGCTTTTTATTGTACTTATACTCATTTACTCCTCCGCAATCTTCTCCACTCGCGGATGTATATGATCCATTTTTAAGCAAACTGTGTCCTACTGTCAATGCGATTCTCATATGTCTACACCTCCTGTTCTGCTGCTGCCTGATTATCTTCTGTCTGTTCCTGTTCCTCTGGATCTTCTAAGTCAGTTTCAGGTAACGGAGTCTCTGCGTAATTTGTCCATGTTCCGTCATCTAACTCTGTCGTATGATTGATCTTATCTTCTCTGCTGACTTCCTCAACATCTTCTAAATCGTATACTGAATTATTTAATTTACCATCATCGAGTAGATCTTTAATACCGTCAAACCACAGTTGCACAGCTTCTTTTAACATGCTCTCGCTTACAAATAATTGAATAGGTTTGGGCAAAAGTCCTCTGGCCATATGTATTACATAATCAAATTTCTGCTGTCCTTGCTTGGATGCACGGAAGGTTTTCTCTGCTTCTACAAACAGCTTGTATACATCCAGTCTGATCCCTTCCAGACCTTTTTTTGTGATATAGTCGATCAGTTTCTTAACTAAAAAGACAATGATCAACGCTGTGATCACTGCCAGGAATAACACTTTATTCTGTTCAAATAATTCTTTCATGATTTCTTTCTCCTTTTTATAATCCAGCTTGTTTGAGTACGAATCCGATTACTGCCCCGATTAATGCAGTCAGGACATACATAGAAATGCTTCTCCACTTCTCTCCGTCTCGGTTTTCTAGCTCTTCAAGCCGTTTATTCTGTTCTGTTTGGTTAACAAGCATATGTTCCATGTTGATCGCGAGCTTTTGAACGGACAATGTGAGATCATTGATCTGTCGCACTGTCAGTTCTAACGCTTCAATTCTTTTGTTTTGTCGGGTTTGCTCATGATCAACATCACTCGCAAATGCATTATGTTCATTTCTACTTATGTATTCGTCATCTGCCATATTCTTCCTTTCTAATATCATTGCTGCATTAAATTGTTGCATAAAAATAAGACCTCTGTGGGTCCTGCTCTGATTTCCATATTCAGCTCCTTTATGAACATCTTGGATCTTCTAATCGTTTCCTGAGAGTTCCGTATACAGTTCCATCTGGCCCTGTTCTTGCATCAACGATTTCTACATTTGATGGAGATGAAGAACTAAAGTTTTTGATTAATTGTTCATATTGGTTTTCAAGATTAGTCTGTCTCTTGTCGCAATCATCCGCAATTTCATTACTTCGTTTAACGCCGTCATGAATTGCCTGCCGTACATCCTTTCCCAGAACTGCTTTTAATATATCATTTAAAACTTTTGTTATATCAATCATATTTTTTCCTTTCCGCAACAACACAGCTAAATTCTGATTATGATACAATCATAGTAGGAACTTCTGTTACAACAACAAGCCAAGTAATTAATCATTATAATAACCGAAAACTAAGTGATTACAAATTTATCGTATTTGCGTTCGGTGCTAGTGATGATGATATTCGTAGCATTGTAACTGTTCCAAGAACCATTTTCGAAAAAATAGGAAAATCCTATAATTTCGTGGCTCATGGTTCGGATGACAGCACGATATCTATAGTGTCTTTTACATATGCAAGCGATACATCTATGGCTGTAAAATTGTCTGCTGATCACGGAGTTAAATATATCAGAGTTTTTGGACTTAAATGATAATTATTATTTAAGTAAAAGACATCCATTTATATTTATCCAGGAATCTTTTGGAATTGTACATCCGTTAGGAACTACAATTCTTAATCCATACTCATTGTGGTAAACACAACTAACATCTCGTGGATCGGTTCCGTCTACAAATATATTGCATGGACACCAACCAGTAATTTCTGTTACTGGTTTGTCCACGAAATTGCATAAATTATACCAATTTGCTGGCATTGCTAAAGAATTTTTTATTCGTGCCCAAAAAACGAATATTTTTCCGATTTTATTTCCACTGGAAGAAAATGTTTCTGGATAGAAATAACTTCCTTGATAACTTGCTCCGCATTGTTTTGATCCTGCTATCTCAGAATTTAGTTGCGGAGTGATGATAACTCCGCAACCGGAAAAGAGTATAATTTCACGCATAACTTACGAAGGAGATTTGAAATAATGCGTGACAAAATTATAAACAACATTTTAATCAAAATGGGCAGCAGAATTAGAAAAAATGATCTGGAGTTTCTTGGGCAAGTCTTAGTAGAAGAACTCAGAGATGTGCAGATTAAGAAAGAAACAACAGAATTGGCAGAATACAATGATAGCATGCGGAAGTTAAAAGATATGTTCTTAGCCACGCTGCTTATTGAAAACAAATCAAAGAGGACAATAGAACAGTACAATCTGCATTTAACACAATTTGCAGAGTTTTTTACATATAAAGAAGTAAAAGATATTGATGCAACAGATATCAGAAACTTTCTATATGCATACAAACAAAGTAGAGGTATATCGAATATATCTCTTAACAATAAGCGATCTGCTATTTCATCCTTTTTCTCATGGCTGGCTGATGAGGAGTACATTGATAAGGACCCGACCAGAAAAATTAAGAAAATCAAAGTAACAAAGAAAAAGAAGAAGGCGTTTACAGCTGATGAAATGGAACGTATGCGTATAGCATGTACGGATATTCGCGATCGGGCGTTGATAGAGATGTTAGCATCTACAGGTTGTCGTGTCTCAGAACTAAGCAGTATAAGGCTAAACGATATAGATTTTATTCGAAAGAAAGTGCGGATCATTGGTAAAGGAGATAAAGAGCGAACGGTGTTTATATCGGACCAAGCAATGATTTATCTTAATAGATATTTAGAAACCAGACAAGATAATAATATTTCACTTTTTGTTTCTAAGAGGCATCCATATAATCAATTAAAAAAAGACGGAATCGAGCGAATTGTAAGAGATTTAGGAAAATCATGTAATGTATATGCACATCCGCATAAATTCCGACGGACGTTATGTACGCAATTGATTAAACGAGGTATGCCGCTTCAGGATGTTGCGATCTTGTTAGGTCATGCAGACATTAATATGACTGCTGGTACATACTATGATGCTTCGGACGATATGATTGAATATGAATATATTCGTTATGCAGCTTAAAGAATAATAGTCAATCTAATATATAAACTATTAAATCTGCTAAAAAGGGAAGGAGATTTTATTTTTATGCAAAAAATTAAATTTAGGAGCAGATCTCCATGTATTTGTTAAAAAAATATGAAAAATTAAATATCAATAGCACAACTAAATTCTAACTTAAATAACAGAATAGAATTTACAATTACTAGCATAGATTCAAAATATGCATTCACCGGAAACAGTTATAAACATAATGGAAAAGTATATATAAATGGATATTTCCATTGCAATTCTCCTAGTGTTGGGATTACAACTTGTTTTTTTGTTCCAGAAGGTTTTAGACCTAAAATAAAATGCGGATCGGCTTGCTATACCGATGATGATGTTAATTTTAATAATATTGGTGCTGTTAAAATTGACACAAATGGTGATATAACAATATATTTTCCTACAGTGTACTCAACATGTGTATATACCTCCATAGTATATGATATAGATTAATTTAATTTACGATAAATCATAAAATTAATCCTAACAACACCGTTTGTATCACTGGATAATCCTATGTTTATATTTAAATTTGTATTATCCCATTGTAAAGCAGCACCTGTTACCAGACCTTGATACGCATTCCAATCACCGTTGCAAGCTGCTATATATAACTTTTCGTTATTTATGTCTGATATTTGCATGCCTAATGCTTTTGCAATTTCAGACTGACATCTTTGCCAGTAAATCATTTTGTTGTTTGTTCCAGAAAATACTTTTGATAAAAATGCTCTTTCAGAATTTAGTTGTGCTATTGAGTAAAAACAGAGAAAAAGGAGAAAAAGATATGGCTATAAAAACAGTACAAGCGACTATTAACGGTCAAACGTATACGTTAACACTTAACAGTACAAGTGGAAAGTATGAAGCTACGGTAACAGCTCCGTCTAAGAGCTCGTACAATCAATCCGGACATTATTACGGAGTAACAGTAAAAGCAACCGACGTTGCAGGAAACATAACAACAAAAGATGCAGCAGATGCAACTCTTGGAAAATCTTTACGTTTACAAGTAAAAGAAAAAGTTGCACCTATTATTGCGATAACAGCACCGACAGTTGGAACATACTTAACGAATAATAAACCAACGATTACCTGGAAGGTAACAGATGCAGATTCAGGAGTTAATCCGGCAACAATTGGAATTACGATTGATAGTGGAACAAAAATAACAGGAGATTCAATTGCCAAAACGGCAATCACCGAAGGATATCAGTGTACATATACACCGACAACAGCATTATCTGATGGTAGTCACACAATCAAACTTGATGCAAGTGATTATGATGGAAATGCAGCAGCTACAAGCTCAATGTCATTTAAGGTAGATACAGTTCCACCTGTATTAACGTTGTCCAGCCCAACGGACAAACTTGTTACAAATCAGTCTGCATGCACAGTAAAAGGTACAACCAACGATGCAACATCAAGTCCTGTAACAGTTACAGTTAAGCTTAATTCTGGAGCAGCAGAAGCAGTCACAGTTGGAAGCGATGGAAGTTTCAACAAGGCTCTTACTCTTGCAGAAGGTACAAACACAATTATAGTTGTCGCAAAAGATGGTGCTGGTAAGACAACTACAGTAACACGTACCGTTACGTTAAATACAGTGGCACCTACGATTAAGAGCGTAACGATTACACCAAATCCAGTAGATTGTGGAAAAACATTCGTGATCAGTGTAGAAGTTACAAACTAGGAGATGAGTATGGTCAAAAGAGTATTCGGAAAGGTCGATGGCATAGAAGTGAATTATGATCATAGCAAAGGGGACTGGTGGAATGTACCAGTCCCACTTGATATAGATGGAGAATATGTGATCGAAGTAATAGCAGAGGACGAAGCAGGGAACCAAAGCTTTATAACAAGATTATTATATACTGTAAAAGGTGAAAACATTTGCGTGCATCAGTTGCCACTTTCCGGATACTTGTTTGAAAAAGTTGAAAGGAAAATATGCTTCAATAGGATGTACCCAAAATGTAAGGAGGTACAAAGATGATAACTTTCATATTAGGAGAGGACAGACATGTAAAGTATTTTGTTCATTCAATAGGTCAATATGATTATTTTGTGATAAAGGATGCAAAATTTTCGTTGTTGCATAATGGCAAGCAAGAGGCAGCAGGCGTTTGTACAATCGAAAAAGACGAAGAGAAAAATGGTTATTATGTTGATGCAAAAATACAACCAGTGCAAAAAAGCAGGATGTACACCTTAGAAATAGAATTAAAAATTGCAGATGAAATTATAAAAAACAGGGAGAAGATGGAGGTAATTTAATGATAAAAATTGAAAAAGTTGAATTGTCTCCAAATCCCGTTGTTGTAAATGGAAAAGTAAAGATTTCTGTAACGATTGTTACGCATAATTACTTAAACAAAAATTATACACACAAACAGTTAGCGACTTATACACATAAACAGTTGAAAGACAGAGGAACAACATGATAAGAATTAGAGAAAGACCAGGAATGGTCTTATTTTTATGCAAAAATTAAATTTTCTTTAAGGAAAGGAAAGTGAGGTCATGAAGAAAAATATGGAACAGGCAAATTATGTTAAAGCAATCATAACGGGAATATTGGCATTCTTATCGTCTTTGTTAGGAATATTAGCAATTCCATGCGGACTAATGGTATCAAGCAATCTGGTTGATTATGGAACTGGATTGATCGCAAGCAAATTTAGAAACCAGGATATAAATTCTTATAGATCTATTCGTGGAATATTTAAAAAAATTGCAATGTGGTTGCTTGTCGTAGTTGGTGCGATCGTCGATGAAATGATTAAGTATTCAACTGCACAAATAGGAATTGACATAAAGGTTCAGTTTTTGATTGCAAGCATTGTGGCGATCTGGATTACATGTAATGAGGTGATATCAATTTTGGAGAACATCCAAGATATCGGTGTTCCAATTCCAGGATTTTTAAAACCATTAGTGAAAAATATTAGATCACAGGTAGAGCACCAGACGGATATTCTGGAAAATGATGAGGAGGAAGAATAAATGGCAAAAGCAAGCACAATTCTTAAAAAAGCAAAAAGCTACATTGGAACAAAAGAAAACCCAGCAAACAGCAATAATGTAAAATTTAACACAGATTACTATGGGCACAGTGTAAAAGGGAGTTCTTATCCTTGGTGCTGCGCATTTGTATGGGATATCTTTAGGATGTGTAATGCATCCGATCTGTTCTTCGGGGGCAAAAAAACAGCATATTGTCCGGATGTAGAGAATTATTACAAAAAACATGATCGCTGGCACTCAACTGGACAGGCAGGCGATCTCTGCTTGATGGATTTTGGAAAAGGAAGAGCGAGTCATATTGGAATTGTGGAAAAAGCAAACAAGGATGGAACATATACGACAATTGAAGGAAATACATCTAAGAGTAGCGATGATAACGGCGGTGCAGTAATGAGAAGAACAAGAAGCAAGAGTGTAATCCGCGGATTTGCAAGACCAGCGTATGATCCAGAGAAATATACAACAGTAAAGAAGACGTCCGATAAAGGTGCGATTAAATGGATGCAGAAAAAATTGAACGAATTAACACCAGGAACAAATATCGAAGTAGATGGTATTTGGGAAAAAATGACGACTGCACAGCTTAAGAGATATTGGAAACGATTAGGATGGAGTACAGCAGGATCTTACTGTGGCAAGAAGACATGCAAAGCATTGTACGCAAACAGAAAAAAATAATGAAACCAGGGAGAAATCCCTGGTCTTTTTTTATGCAAAAAAATAATGAAAATTTAGGAAAAACATTGACATATGGTGCACCATATGTTATTATATATACATAAGGAGGTGAGAAGCAGATGAGCAAGAAAAAGAAAAAGCGAAAACTTAAAGAAGCGGTTCTCGTATTCAGCATCATTCAAAGTGTGGTAACTACGATATGCATGATATACGAAGCATTCTTTAAGTAATCGCAAGGCGGTGGGTAAATCCCACTACCCACTGCCTATTTTAAATCATCTGTGAAAAAATGTCTATGGTTAAAGTAATAACAATATCAACCTGGATAACATTTATGTGCTTGTGTTATTTGGCAGTCAAAAATGGATTAGATTTGTTTACAGGTATAGCATTGATTACCAATATTGTAAGTAATGTAATAAATATGATATATCTTTTAAAAGAAAAGGAGTGATAGCGTGCCAGTAGGAAAACCAACACCACAAACAATAGCAACAAAAAAATATGAGAAAAAAGCTGGTTGGATGTCAAAATCTTATAAATTAAAAAGAGAAGTAGTAGAAGAATTTGCGAGAGCTTGTGAAGAAGAAGGCGTCAGCCAGGCAAGCCAGTTAACAAAGATGATGAAAGAGTTTGTTGAAAAGCGAAAATAGTCAGGGATTTCCTGGCTATTTTTCTTAATACGCACTTACAGTAAGGTCATCCATTCCGGACAAGACACCTTCTTCCCATCACAATACTGAGTAAGGATCGGCTGTCTCACATTTGGACGAGACAGATAATCTGCAAAAATCTCATCAACGATCGTATTAATAGAATTATAAGTTGTCTTTCCAGGAATGAATTTATGATCATAAGCTGTAGAAGATGTGATCGTAAAATCATGCCCTTTATTTCTATACCATTCTGTATACACACGATTCAAAGTAAATGACATGATCGCAAGAATATTTGCTTCAAGTGTTGCCCTTGGCCAAGTGGAATAAATCTCACAGGCGGCAACATTTTTGATGTAATCTTTATAGCGAACATAATAATTCTGCGCAGTTTTATCACCGACAGGACCATCATGAACAATAATATATTCAGGAATCACAACCCTGCTTAAAACGATCTCACCACTTTCGTTGACTGGCTTGATCTCAGATTCCGCAATCTTGGGAGGGTAATTACCCCATAAGGTATGCGGACCGATCACGATCGGGTGTTCTTCTGTTGGAGTGTGGGTTTCTTCAGGAATCATGGAAACAGGCTGCAGGCCTTCCACACCAGAAAGAATCTGTGCACCTGAGATCGTGACAGGTTTATATTCATCAGAATGTATTTTTAGATTATATTCAGAATAAGGCTGATTTTCACTCGGAGACATGCTGTATTCCACGGGAGGAGCAGGGAGGTCAACGACAGGTGTCTGCCCATTTTCATCAGTAGATACAGTCTCAAGAACAGAATCAGGATCACCAGTATAAGAAATCTCGATCGTAGCGTTAGGGATTGGGACGGCTCTTTGTCTTGAAGTTACCTGTATTTTTAACTGTCCACGATCGACAAGATTGTTAGTTTGTATTTCTGGCAT